TACAAGGTCATTACCGGTGATGAGAACAGTGCTGATCAGATGGCAAACTTCTGTAATCAGTTTGATAAAGTATGCAATGAGCTGGGATGTGCAGTTATTTATTGTCATCACCACAGCAAAGGAAGTCAGGGAGGCAAGAGGTCCATGGACCGTGCATCAGGATCCGGAGTATTCGCCAGAGATCCGGATGCCATGCTTGATTTAATTGAACTGGATGTTACAGACGATCTTCGCAAACAGGAACAGAATAAAACAGTATGTGCGACCTGTCAGACGTATTTAGATAGCCATTTTGGATGGGAAGATGATTTATCTCAGGATGATTTATGTAGCCAGGTACAGATGATGAATTACTGCAGGGAACACTTATCGCCTATGCAGATGCGGGAACTGCAGAAGCAGATAGATACAAACTTGATCACAACGAACACGAAGACAGCGTGGCGTATTGATGGAACTTTAAGAGAGTTTCCGAAGTTCAAACCGGTCAATCTGTGGTTCGATTATCCGATACATCACGCAGATCAGTCCGGAGCATTGGACGATGTGCAGCCGGAAGATGAGAAGCCTAACTGGAAAAAGGGACAGGAAGCTCGCAAGAAGCAAGGCGAGGTCCAGAGGAAGAACAAACAGGCAAAAGTAGACATGGCGATTGAAAGTTTCCGGTTTGAACATCATGATACATACCCAACTGTGAAAGAGTTATACGAGCAGATCAAGAGTAATTCAGAAGCTGTCGGAGAGAAATATCCGGCAGAAAAAACATTGTGGAACTCATTAAAAAAGTATGGATATACGACAGACAAAGAGACGAAAAGGATTATCCCGTTACCATAAATTTTCAGGTAGTGGGAACATTCCCAGTTTCTAAAAAATAAGGTAGTGGGAAGTTCCCCGATTTTCTTCCTATTTTCTGATTTTCAGGTAGTGGGAACATTCCCTCCCGGCACCTATATATACTACGTATATATATACATATCGGGAATGGGAATGTGCGGGCACCCCCTTTAAAGTGTGGGGCGATTGAAGTACGCCCCCACACACAGGCGGGAGCCCACCCAGCACAAACCAGGGTTCAAGGATGAAAAAAAGAAATTTAAAACTTTAAAGAGGTGAAGCGAAATAAATGACAGAGTTTTTTATGGTGATGGAGCCGCCTACGATCACACATCAGGAGCATAAGGTTACGGTTGTGAATGGCAGGCCGGTATTTTATGATCCACCGGAACTGAAAGCAGCAAAAGAAAAATTGATTGGTAACCTGTACAAGCATCGAATCATGGAACCGTACAAAACAGGAGTAAGGCTGATCACGAAGTGGTGTTTTCCAAAGCAGAATCATGAAAACGGAGAGTACAGGATCACAAAACCAGATACAGACAATCTGCAGAAGATGTTAAAGGATTGTATGACAAAAGTTGGATTCTGGAAGGATGATGCGTTGGTGGCATCGGAAATAACTGAAAAGTTCTGGGCGGATCAGCCAGGAATTTATATCAGGATAGAGGAATTGTAATGGAGATAAAAATAATGGCATTTCGTGAAGTATACAAGCTGTTTGTGGATGTCTGGGAGCTGTATCAAAAATATGGTGCAAGAAGATTGGATGATGCGGAGTGCGAAGCAATGACACGAGAAGCGGATGCGATAAACGAAAAATATCAATCAGACCTTGCGAAAGATATGTTGGTAAGTGTGATCAGGGAAGTGTCAAAAGATGCAAGGATGAAGGATGTGGAGGAATAGATCATGGAAAGATTAACACATAAAAGAGAGAACGGTATAAAGCGAGGGTACTGGTCCCCGAATAAGAAACAGGAGCTGGTGGATAGACTGGCGATGTATGAGGACAGGGAAGATGCTAGGGACACAAATGTCCCTGGCAAATGGATTCTATGTAGTGAAAGATTACCGAAAGAAGATGGAATGTATACAACAACTTTATCGGGAGAGTTGGTAGGAACAGATGAACCATTTGTGGGTCAGTCGTATTTTGAAGACGGATATTGGGAAGAAGATGGAGATTGTGTTATTGCCTGGATGTCGTTGCCGACTCCGTACGAGAAAGGAGAATAATATGGATAAGACATATGAGCCGACAGAAAATAAATCACAGGAGAAGATAAAGGTAGAGAGCATTGACATTGTAGTGACTGGGGCGAAAGAAAAACCATATTACGCTATTAAGTATAGAAAGATAGGCAGTAACGATGATTGCATCGGGTACGGTTCGTATTCTCTAGAATATGTACTTGGATGGAAAGAACAGTGTTTTGAATTGGTAGAAAGAAAAAGTGGATGGATTCCATGTAGTGAGAAGTTGCCGGAGGATGAAAGTTATATATTGGTGTCATTTGAGAATGCAACAATGCCAGATATCGCAAGATATGAAGAAAATGATGAAGGCGGCACATTCTATCCGGGAGATGATGAAAAATCTTATTCAAGCTATGGGATTTTTGTAAATGCCTGGATGCCGTTGCCGGAGCCATACAGGGAGGAACAGAATGACAAATAGGGAATATATGATAAATCTATTGCTGGACGGTTTGGAATCACGCTTGAACCGAGTAAGCATTGATGATGGTGGTGCAAGCGAAGAAGCTATGATTTATTACAACATAAATTGTCCATATTATGCAGGTGATAAAAGAGCATATTGCCGAAAAGAAGGTGGTCTTGTATCAAGTAGAGAGGTATCCAAAGGACACGAATGCAATTCATACTAAAATCGAATGCGAGCTGTTTTTTCGCAAAGATATTGAGACGTACAGTGACATGGATGGAGAGATGTTGATCAGAGGGATTCAGGAAAGAGTAAGGCGGGAACATAATGAACAGAGAGCAGTTAAGTAAATACAAGAAGAATAAGCGGGATATTGAGAATCTGGATGGAATCATTGCCAAGCTTCAGGAAAGACTGGATGCAGTACCGGTGGTATCAGGAAAGGTTACAAAGAGTTCGGATGACTTCCCTTACATCGAAGAGCATGTGCAGGTGAGGGTGGAAGAGCCAAGGGCAGCAACTGCATTGAAGATGCGGATTCGAGAGAAAGAGAAGAGAAAAGACCAGTTAATCCGGGAGAATGAGGAAGTAGAGAAGTACATAGCTGCAATGCCTGATGGAACGGCCAAGGATATATTTGAAATGGTATTCTTGGATGGGATGACGCAAAGAGAAGCGGCGGAATGCGTGGGATATACGCAGGCGAGGATATCTCAGATATTGAAAGATTTATAATATTTATATTTTTGCTATGGTATTATTATACTGGACATGATGAAAAGACATATGATAGTTATTTTATTAGTTCCCCCAACCTAACACAACCAAGAGAAGACACCTGGTGATGCCGGGTGTCTTTTTCGTTGCGTAATGTCGAGAAATGGGATATTATGGAAGTAGGTTTAGGTTGTGAGGAGGAAGAAAAATGATTATTAATGTAGTGTCGCAACATGTTTTAGAAAGAACATTTTGCATTTGTGCAGACAATAGTATGGGAACAGCGTTTGTTGTTGAGTATGACGGTAAAAATTATCTCGTGACGGCAAGACATTTATTTCAAAAGTCAGGATATCAAAATAAAATGACTATTAATATTCAATATCAGAGTACTTGGAAACCAATTTCAGTCGAAATTTATTATCATGAAAATAACAGCATTGATGCCGCGGTTATTAAGACAGATTATTTCAAGGACAGGTATTTTGGTGGAGTAAAATATCAAAGTAATAAAATGGCAGTTAGTCAAGACGTATTTATGTTAGGCTTTCCATATGGATTATCAACAAATCAATTTAATGTAAATAAAGGATATCCGATACCTATCGTGAAAAAAGGGATATTATCAGGAATGATAAATGAAGAGGATATCCAAAGTTGCTTGATTGACTGGGACAATAACCAAGGATTTTCAGGAGGCCCTGTTGTATTTAGAGATATTGCAGAAGGGAAATATTCTAAGGAGGAATATATTGCCGGAGTTATACAGGGGTATCGTCCGCATGAAATAAAAGTGTATGATAAGGACGGAAATGATACGGGATTAGTTGCTTATGAAAATTCCGGAATAGGAATTATGTGCAAAATAGAAAATGTAATTGATATAATAAAAAGGATCGAGAAATAGTAGTTAGCCTAGAAAGAGAGAGGTGGTGACGTGCCGGATGTAAAAGAACAAATCAAAAATGATTACTTATCAGGTGTTCCTCCGAAGAAGCTATCGGAGAAATATGACACCAGTTTGAATACAATAAAGAGCTGGATCAAACGGTATGGCTGGTCCAGATTAAAGAAAGAACAGGGTGCACCTTCTAAAGCAGAGGGTGCACCCTCTGATGTACCCGGAAAAAGAAAACGCGGCGGTCAGCCAGGTAACAAGAATGCAACCGGTCCGCCGGGGAATAAGCATGCTGAGAAGTTCGGGTTCTTTTCCAAACATCTTCCGGAAGAAACGTTATCCATTATTCAGGAAATGCCGGAAGATCCGCTCGATGTTCTGTGGGATCAGATCCAAATTGCATATGCTGCCATTATCCGGGCACAGAAGATCATGTATGTTCGTGATCAGGAGGATGCGACAACGACAAAGATCGCAGATAGCTCCGGAAATATTTGTTCTGAAAAATGGGAAGTGCAGCTGGCGTGGGATAAACAGGCAAACTTCTTATCGGCTCAAGCCAGAGCACAGAAGACGCTGGAAGGCATGATTAACCGGTATGAAGATCTGCTGCATAAGAACTGGGATCTTGCTACAGATGAGCAGAAAGCAAGAATCCTGCAGATCAAAGCCAATACGGAAAGAATGAAATCCAGTGGCAATGATGACGGAGAGGATGGTGTGGTGATTGTCAACGATGCGCCAACAGGTGAAGATATCAGACATAGTGATACCGAAGTACCTGCCGATATTCAACAACAGGACATTTAAACACATTATCCTGACTTCCGGTCGTGCCGGAACAAAGTCCAGTTATGCTGCTATTCGAACAGATTATCAGATTGTATCAGATCCGCATGGTTCTGCAGTAGTTCTTCGCAAGCATCATAACAAGCTCCGGAAGACGGTGTACAAAGAAATGATCCGAGGGATTAATCGGTTGGGAATTTCAAAGAACAAATTCACGATCACAAAATCCCCGATGGAAATCACTTATAAAAAATACGGCACGACCATTTACTTCTCCGGATCAGACGGCATCGACGATACGAAAGGTATCATCGATGAGGATAAGCCGATTAAGCTGGTAGTGCTGGATGAGCTGACGGAGTTTTTCGATGATGGTGAAGGCGAAGATGAGCTGAGCAATATCGAAGCAACATTCGTTCGAGGGAATGATAGTGATTTCCAGATGATCTATCTGTATAACCCGCCCAAGAATCCAAATGCACCGATCAACCAATGGTGCAAGAAGATGGAAAAGCGTGATGACTGCATTCATATTCATACGGATTACAGAGATGTTCCAGTCAGCTGGTTAGGGCATGCGTTAATT